GAAGAAGTAATTGCTCCGCTTGGTATGAAGCACGTTCGAGCAGAAAGACTGTATCGAATGAGCGAACAGTTTGGAGATTGGGACGGTGAAGATGCTACACAACTACACGGTATTGGCAAGTACGGTTGTGATAGTTATAGACTTTTTTATAAAAATGAAATACCTGAGGACGTAGGTGATCACGAACTCAAGAGATATATTGAGGAAGAATTAAATGTCGCATAATATGATTGATCAAATGGTATCTGTACATTGTACTGATAATGATAAAGAAACTAAAGGTTATATTCTAAATGTTAATCTCGAAAAGACATTAGACGTAAGTATGAATACAGTAAAGGTTCATTTTATTTACGAAGCAAAACATAAACACTATGTCGGAAGAATGGCAGGATATGAGTTTACGATCAAAGCAAGTGACTTACCAGATGATCCTACAATTAGACCTTTTAGGAGAGCACGTTAATGGAATTTAAAGATGTTCCTTGGAGAGAAGTAGTAATTGATACTAGAGACTTTGTAGTATTCAAAGACGGATTTCCTGTAACAGAAGGACATTTATTGTTCGTTCCTAAGATTGAAGACTGGGATAGTCTCGCAAAATGTTATAAAGCCGCTTATGCCTGGGGCTACGATTGGGTACAAAAAGGCATTTGTGATTCATATAACATAGGTCAAAATGTAGGAAAAGAAGCAGGCCAGACTGTTATGTGGCCTCATGTACATCTTATACCAAGACGTAAAGGTGACATGGAAGATCCACGTGGCGGAGTACGTCATGTAATACCAACCAAAGGTAACTATAAAAAAGGAGAATAGTATGACTGATTTAAGAGAAACAATTAAACAAGGATTAATTGAACACGCAAAAGGTCACATTGAAAAACATAGAATTAATGTTGAGATCTTAATGCAAAAAACAGCAGGTGTTGCTGAACATCCAGACACGCTAGACACAATTGAAAAAGAATTACGTGTTATTGCTGACTATCACGATCAGCTAGAAGTATTAGAGAAATATTTCTAATATGGGTACGACTGTTTTTTTAGGTGACAGTCATACATGTGGGTATGACTCTGTTCCAGGACAAGCAGGACCTGGCAGTTATTCAATGTGGAATGATAATAACTACGCAGAGTTATACAGTTTATTTCATAATAAAAAAACAGCAATTTATGCCGTTCCAGGATCTTGTAATAGAATTTATCCTGATTGGCTAAAAAGTATGTTTGATCGCTATCCGGATGTTGACGAGGTTTTTGTTTTATTATCAGCATGGAACAGATTTATGTTAGCTGGCAATAAAACATTATCCCCAGACGTTTTGCCTGTAGATTATTTTACAACTAAGGTTGAGGAAAAACATAACGGACTCGTTGACATTTATCAAGACAAATTATTCAATGAAGACAGATTTCAACTTTATAATAAACCACACCACGGTGATTTTCAAACTGGCGCTAGTGTAAACTTTAACTATGATAATGCGTTAATTGATCCAGACATAAGAAAAGATAGTTTTATGAAAGTAAAATTGTTCTTTGATCTAAATACACACCTAGAACAAAGAGACTTTTTTAAAGACATATATACTATGGATAGAATGTGTGCTGATAAGAACTGTGCTTTATACTTTTTCAATATGACTAGCAGAATGAAGTTTCCTGAAAAGTTTGATTTCTATGGCGATTTAAAAGTTACTAGTGTATCGCCAGTTACTGTAGAAGAGTACTTTAAGAAAAAGTTTATAAATCATGAACAATATTTTTTAAACGACGGCGAACATTATAATAAAAAATATCATAAATTAGTAGCGGAGGATTATCTTACTTGGCTAAAAGATTATTAATTGCCGGCGATAGCTTCGCCGCTCGATATCCAAATGATAAAGGTCAAGGATGGCCTTTGCTTCTACGTGAAGAATATGAAGTTACTAATGTTGCTCAAGCCGGAGTAAGTGAATATAAAATATTAAAACAATTACAAAGTATTTCTAATATAGGACAATATAATTACATTGTTATAGCTCACACTAGTCCGCATAGAGTACATACACGCAAAAGTATTCACAATACAAAATTACATAAAGATTGCGATTTGCTATTATCTGATGTTGAAGCAAAAAAATTTACTTTAGATCCAGCAATTAGATCAGCTAAAGGTTATTTTAAATATCATTTTGATCCTGATTACTACCAAGACATTTATCAACTTGTTAGAAACGAAATTAATAATATAACAAGATATGTTCCTACACTACATATAGATCATTTCGATACAGCGTTATCATATGCTAAAGAAAAATATCGTCTTGACTTATCAAGTATGTGGCCTTATTATCGAGGTGACATTAATCATTACACACATCAAGGAAACGAAATTGTGTGTGCTAGAATCATAGAAAGGTTAAAAGATTTAAAATGAGTGAGTATCCAAAACAAACAGGTCCAAATAGTTGGACAATCGAAGTTAAACAAGACGGAAAAACCAAAGAACTTTATATAGAATTTCCTCCCGGAGCTCTTGACCAAGCAGGTTGGGATGTAGGAGATGATTTAATTTGGAAAGAACTTGATGGCGGTGCTTGGTCTATATCCAAAAAAGAACTTGACAAAAGCCAATAAAAAAGGTATAATAGTATTACAATGACGATAGCAACTGATAAGAAATATTACTTTAGCGAAATCTTTCACAGCATTCAAGGTGAAGGACACTACACAGGCGTACCAACTGCTTGGGTACGTTTTTTCTTGTGTAATCTACAGTGTAACGGGTTTGGACAAATTGATCCTCGTAACCCAGATACATACGATCTGCCTTTCGAAAAGTTTGATACTAGCACAGTAAAACGTGTAGAAGACTTACCTGTATGGGATAAAGGCTGTGATAGTAGTTACACTTGGAGTAAAAAGTTTAAACACTTAATGGGTCAAAAGACTGCTGTTGAACTAGCACATCAGATTATTGACACACTTAAAACAGATAGTAATCCAGATGGTTTGTTTCTACATCCTGTTACAGGACAAAGACAGCACTTCTGTGTTACAGGTGGTGAGCCGTTAATGAAACATGGCCAAGAAGCGTTTATTGGCATCATGACAGAATTTAAACGTTTAGGTAATATGCCTGCTAGTGTTACATTCGAAACAAACGGTACACAAGCACTTACACAAGAGTTTAAAGATTTTTGGCATGTAGATAATGAAGTGACTAAAGATGTTGAACTATTTTTTAGTGTATCACCTAAACTATGGAGTGTATCAGGTGAACAAGCAAAAAAAGCAATCAAACCAGAAACTGTAAGTGAATACTTTAATTTATCTAACAGGGGACAACTAAAGTTTGTTGTAGGAAGTGAACAACATCAATGGGTAGAAATGGAAGATGTTATCTCACAATTTAAAGCACAAGGTGTAGATTATCCGGTATGGGTTATGCCAGTTGGTGCTAGAGAAGAAGAACAAACAGCAACAGCCGGAGAAGTTGCTAAGATGGCATTTGAACGTGGATATAATGTAGCCGCAAGGGTACACGTATACTTGTTTGGCAATGCTATCGGAACATAAGGAAAAGTTATGGACTTTATAAAGAAAATGTTTAAGAAAGACGAGACTAAGAAAAGTACAACTAAGTCTCCGAAAGATGAACATCGTGAACTTTTAGAAAAACAAAAGAAAGCGGCGACAAAGAAGAAAGAACCTTGGGTTGCTGTACTTGACACACAAATTAATCCAGAAAATGTTAAAAACGGATTCTTTGAACTTGACTGGAACGAACATTTTGTGTTAAAATTAAGACAAGAAGGTTATGGATATGACGGTGATCCAGAAGAAGAAATCGTCGATCGTTGGTTTAAAGATCTAGCTCGTAATATTTTAGAAGAACAAGGGCAAGATACTAAAGCTGACGCAGGGTTTATAAACATAACACCAATTGATAAAGGTAAAGCAGAAGTATCATGAGTACATATATTCTAGTAGACACAGCAAATACATTTTTCCGTGCTAGACACGTAGTTAGAGGCGATGCTGAGATTAAAATCGGCATGGCATTTCACATTACACTAAACAGCATTAGAAAGGCATGGAAAGACTTTAATGGTGATCATGTTGTGTTTTGCCTAGAAGGTAGAAGCTGGCGCAAGGACTATTATGAGCCTTACAAGCGTAATAGACAAGTTGCTCGTGCCGCACTTACTGAACGTGAACAAGAAGAAGATAAACTATTTTGGGAATCTTTTGATACATTCAAAGACTTCATTAATGAAAAAACAAACTGTAGTGTTTTACAAAATCCACAGCTAGAAGCAGACGATCTAATTGCTGGCTGGGTACAGAGTCACCCTAATGATAATCATATTATCATTTCTACAGATAGTGACTTTGAACAACTCATCGCTCCTAATGTAAAACAATACAATGGAGTAAGCGAGACAACCATTACATATGAAGGATATTATGATGCCAAAGGGAACCCCGTCAAAGACAAAAAAACTGGAGAGCCAAAAAAAGCACCAAACCCAGAGTGGCTCCTCTTCCAAAAGTGTATGCGAGGAGACACAAGTGACAACGTTTTCTCAGCTTATCCGGGAGTTAGAACGAAGGGATCAAAAAACAAAGTCGGACTAACTGAAGCATTTGAAGATCGTAATACTAAAGGATTCAATTGGAATAATCTAATGCTACAGCGTTGGACTGATCATAATGGTCAAGAACATCGTGTACTAGAAGACTATGAACGTAATAAAAAACTTATTGACTTGTCAGCACAGCCTGATGATATTAAAAAAGTAATAGCTACAACTATTGCTGAAAGCATCGAAGAAAATAAAAACATAAGTCAAGTTGGTATCCGACTTATGAAGTTTTGTAATTTGTTTGATCTACAGAAAATTGCGGATCAAGCACAAAGCTATGCTGAACCATTAAATGCGAGGTACCCACAATGACAACATTAATTGCTAAACCAATTATTGAAAACAAGTTTTGGATCGTTGAACAAGACGGAGAAAAGTTTGCTACTCTTCGCAAAGACGAAACAAGATTTGTTATGAGCAACGAAAACGGAGTACAATTTTTTCCAAATAGAAAAAGTATTCTACAACAGTTTGGAAAAGACTTTTTTGTTGTAAAAATTAAAAAAGAAGCAGACGATGCTAAACCTAATGAAGTACATGGCTTTTCTACTAGTACAAAGCCACACAATAGCATGTACGATATTAAGAAAAAACTTCCGCTGTTTACAAAAAGTAAGGATTCAAAAAGTTTATATTGTGCTGGATATTACACAATTAGATTTGACAAAGGTTGGGTAAAAAGTTTTTGCCCTAAATTAATTACACTACAACGATATGATTACAAAGGACCATTTAAAACAGAGATGGAAATGAGATCTATGTTATCAAAGGTTTCAAAATGAGTAACTTACCTGATAGAGTACCTAGTATTGAGAAACTAGTACAACGTATTAAAACAGCAGAACAAGCAAATCAAAAAGAGATTAAAATCACATTATCTGAAGGAAAAGAGTTAGTTTACGATTTAGCTCTTATATCATCAAAACTATCACAAACTATTAGCAATATAGGTTCTAAAATAGACAAATTGACTATAGCAGAACAGACTATTGATGTCAAGATGGACGGCGGCGAGTTCTAAAGGGATAAATATATGCGTAGTTAATTAAAAGGATTACGTATAATGAGTAGACCAAAGCCAAAGGTCTTATTAGAATTTGCTAATAAAGACACATATAAAGTAGAACAGATTCTCGAAGCAGAAGCAATCTGGGCTGTGTTTTACAACGGTTCTCCTTTCAATTTAAAGAGCGGCAGTCTAGTTACTAGCTATCCCGGACCTAAATATAAAAAGGTATCTTTTTCAAATCCAGGACACGCACATAACTTGGCTAGAAAATTGAATAGAATGTTTAAAACTGAAAGCTTCGAAGTAGTTAAATTAACAAAAGGCGAAGTACTAAAAAGTGATGATCAACAAAGATGATTATACTAGAAAATTTTTACAAGCCGCTGACATCCTCCCAACCGACAACTTAGTAAAAGAAAAAATCACAGAATGGTGGTATAACTTAAGATCTAAAGAGTCCGGAGGTCTGCGTCTAACGGAAAAAGGACTTGACTTTATAGTAAAAGATGCTAAACTTAAATCATATGTTGTTAAGTTTCCAGGTAAGTTTACTATTACACCTCAAATCTTAATTTGGTTAGATAAATTTATTGAAACACCATACTACATAACAAAGAAGGATATCACAGTGTTTTCGGAAAGATCAGCTTTTGAACTTTATCTTTTTAGTGGAGATGTTAAAAAGTTTGGATATACAAGAGCATTACGGCAACGCTTGATCCAGGATTAAGCAATCATTAACTACTATTATTTAAATACAACAAATGTTAGACATATCACCTTTAAGCATTTTGAACAAGCGTAAACTAAAATGGGCACCAGCTCACTTTCATATGTTTACACTAGGATCTAATGAATGGCTATGGGATAATGCTGTTCAAAATTGGATAGAGTACAAATTGAAAGGTAGATATTGTTTAATAGTTAAAGAAGATAATAGCGGTACTAAAACCGCTGTTGGATTTGAAGACGAAAAAGAGCTAACTTACTTTACGTTAGCCTGTCCATATACAAGGAGATAAAAATGACAGATGAAAATAAACAGGCAGAAGCACCCAAGGCAGAAGCAACGCCAGCAGGAGCTCCAGCTGAATTAACAATTAACGATCTCAATGCTATCAAAACAATTATTGATGTAGCATCAACTCGTGGCGCTTTTAGAGCAAATGAACTAGAAGCTGTAGGAAAAGTTTTTAATAAACTTAATACTTTCCTAGAATCAGTTACTCCAAAACAGCCAGAAGGTGAACAAGCACCGGCACAAGCACCGGCACAAGCACCAGCAGATCAAGGAGCACAACAACCGGCGCAACCAGCGCAGTAAGGAGAAAGTTATGGCTTTAAAACATGTAGGTAAAATGAAAAACAACAATGCTAAAGTATTAGTAGCATATCGTACATTACCTGGAGAATCAGATAATGCACTTGTTGTTGATGTTGCTCGTTTAACAGACGCACAACACGATGAATTAATGAAAGTAGTAGAAAGCAATCAAGCACAAACAGCAAACGAACTTGCTGACGTTCTTTCAAGACGCTATTTTCCAGACGGTAGACAAATGCTTATGGCACTACATACCGACGGTAGATTGAAAAAAGTTAGTACAAGTGGTGTAATTATGACACCAACAAATTCAAACACTGTTGTATTATCTGAATTAAATCAGATGATTGCTGAACAAAAAGGTGTGACCGTTGATCAACTATCAGTTACAGAAACAGAAGAAACTGTTGCTACTGCTAAAGAAATGCCAACTGCTACAACCGAACAAGCACCAACAGAAGTTAGACAGGATCTAGATGCTCCTCTAACTGATGAAGACCTTGCTAAATCATATCGCTCACAAGCAGATAGACTAAGCAAAGAAGCGGCAGAACTAAGACGTCAAGCAGAATCACTTGTACCAACTAAGAAAAAAACCGCTGTTAAGAAAAAAGAAGATGTAAGTGTCTGATAAGAAACCTTACCGTCCGCCAGAAGAATTTATTAAACACTGGCCGGAAGTTTTCGAACACATTTACATGAAGAGTATGCCAATACGGTATATTCACGGTGTTGAGATTAAGTTTGGTGATGGTCGTATATGGGAGGTTGACATAACTGAGCAACTGCCTTTTTCAAGCGAAAACGAAATAGTTGCTAAGTTAACGTCAGCCTTAAAAGAAATCGCATCAGAAGTCAAATCTATTAATTTTAACATCAACATCAATAAACTAAAAGCCGATATCGAAGATCAAACAAAAAATATATTGAGGGACGAATGACACAAGTAAAATTGATTTCATATTCACAGCCAGAAGAAGGATTAACTGCTGAGCATTTAAGAGATGTACAGGATTTAATTGCTTACTGTGCTAGGGTTTCTAATCCATCAAATCAGATGAATAAAGAAACTTCGGAAAAACTTATCAGGTATTTGATTAAACATGCCCACTGGTCACCACTTGAAATGGTTAGTGCTTGTTTAGAAATTAATACTACACGTGACATTGCTCATCAAATTGTAAGACATCGTTCGTTTAGTTTCCAAGAGTTTAGTCAGCGTTATGCTGATCCGGCAGAGTTCGGAGATCAATTTGTACTGCGTGAAGCACGACTACAAGATCCAAAAAATAGACAAAATTCTATTGCGTTGGGTACAACACAACAAGATATGAATCTAATTAATGATTGGGAATCGCAACAAGAAAAAGTTATTGCGGCGGCTAAAGAAGCATACGAGTGGGCAATCGAAAACGGTATTGCTAAAGAACAAGCTCGTGCTGTATTACCAGAAGGTTGTACAAAAACACGTTTGTATATGAACGGAACACTTCGTAGTTGGATACATTATATTGAACTACGTGGTGCTAATGGCACACAACAGGAACATATGGACATTGCTCATGCTTGTGCTAAAACTATTGCTAAAATTTTCCCAATGGCAATGGATTTGCGTGAGTAATACATTTATTATAAAAATCTGTCAATTCGGGGAACGTTCTTAAAAAGTTCGTTCCTCGTCTTTTATCGTGTTCATCAACAAATCTTAAAAAATCAACTCTATTCTCAAGTAAACGATCGCCTGTAAATCGGTTACTTTCTACCCATTTTATAACACGTTCCCATTTTGTTACATCTGTATCACTAAAATACTTGAAGTTCCAATTTTTGGTATTTTGTTTCATAAAATCTAAGCAGTCATACATTGTATCCAAATGATCATCGTCTAGTATTTGTAAGCTCAAATGTTCGGGCTCTAACAAGTACGGAGTGTCTATTGTAAAGCGATTGTGTGTTAAGGTGTTATATTTGTGCTTCCACTCCAAGATCCGCGCTAGCAGACCCTTAAAACGGTGCACAGACATGAAATTTACGGTGATCATAAGTCCGCACTGTGCGTTAGGAACTGCTTTCATGAACGTATCTACATTCTTTTCCCATAGTTCCAAATTTAAACCATTTCTAATATATTCAGCTTGATCACCCCAGGTGTCAATACTAGTAAACAGTTGTACTCTATCTATTTTTTTATGCTGTGTTAATACAGTAACCTTGTCTATAAACTTATTAAGATTTCTTTGAGGAACACACATATTGGAATTTACACTAAATTCTAATTTTGGATTAGGATTCTTTTCCATATAATCCATCACTTTGAATACGTTACTGCTTAACAACGGTTCACCACCTGTTACACGCAAAGTGTGTAATTGAGGATATATGTCTGGAAACCATTTCCAAAATGCTTCAATATAAGGGTTATTCTTTTCTTTGTAAATCCACTGTTCGCGATTTTTATTGTTGGCATGATATTGTCTTTTATTTCTATTTTGGAGTAAAGGGTAATCACCAAACTTATTAAATTCGTTTTCCCAAGCACTACTAATACTAGGAGTACAGTAACTACATTTCATTTGGCATTCATTACCAAAATTAACTTCTAAATATTTAGGAGCCACATCAGCATCCCACGGCATGGATTTTAATTTATCTACTGTGCCTTTCTCCATTTCTTCAAACTCGGCACTTCTAAAATGTCTGTCACTAAGTGAGCCAGAATCTTCTAATGCCCAACAATAGCTACACTCGGGCGGACGCTCGTCGTTTAACATCATTTTGCGTTGTTCTTTTTTATATTTGCTATTATGTAATGCGCTTGGATTTTCTTTTAATTCATCTAAACTAACTTTATGCATACTAGGATGATAGCAACTATGATTGTCACCTGTATGTAAGTGTATGCTTACATGATTCCACTTTGCTGAACAAAAACCTTTTCCAATCTTTGTGGCAATTTTTTTATATTTTTTATTTGGATCTGGTTTCCAAAACATTATGACACATCCTTAAATTTTTCTTTCAACCAATTAAAGTTGTTTATGTTATGTAGTTCTTTATTTTTATATCCGTATTCTCTACCAGCTAACGCACCTAGTTTAGCATATTCAGCATACTCTACATCATTAAACTTTTCACACCATGTAGTTAATCTATATTCATCATCTTTAACATTTTTTAACTTTACAGTTCCGCTGGCTAACTTGACGCATTCTCTAAAAGCTGTACGCCATGTATGAAAAGCTGTACTGTTAAATTTGTGTATGTTTGTAACATAATTAACTGGAACAATATCAAAAGCAGTAGTCATATCTACTCCTTGATTGTTTACAAACAGCCTCTTATCAAAAACTTTTATTCCGCCATGGCCATAAATTAAATCATTAATAGGATTTATAGCTCTGAACACAAAAACTTTCTTTTCAGTACTAAGCTCATTTAAAAAATGTGTGTATGAGAAACTTTCTAAAATATCACAATCAGCATCTAATACCAAAAATCTATTAGTTAAACTTTTATTCGCACATAGTTTATGACTATCGTGTATTCCATCTGCTGTAACGACTTTTTGTAAAGTTTCTAACTTGCTTTTTGCTTTTTCAAAATTTTGTTTAGCAAAAGGATCGTCGTAAACTAGGAACCACTTGTCCATATCTTTTCCTTGTTATAATATGTCTTACCTAGATCGACGGCTTCTTCATATAACTCTATCATATGTAAACTTTGTTCACTATCAAAATATGCCCAATGTAAGCCTAGCTTTTGTCTAATCTGTTTTCCTAATTCTTTAATAGTATAAACAGCATCAGATTCATTCATTCCTTTTACATTTTTTTCATATATGTTATCTAGTTCAGAGAAGTCTCTAACATTAATATAATTCCAATCACTATATGCCATGTCCGTGCCCATTCTAGCACCAAGTATAGCATAGTTTCCGTTTATAGTGTGACTTCCAATAGACGACCAAACTCTTAATCTATGTAAGTTTTGCCAATGTGCTTGTTCTTTTAATTTATCAGCCGATGGTAGAATACCTTGTACTGTTAGCATTTTAACACCTTCGCGAAACCCAGCTCTCCATGCTTGATGAGGAGTGGCATTAATTACAGTTGTACTAAATGATTCTGGAAAATTTTGATATCCTTTTTCCCAACAAAAGTCTACTTGAGCTCTATCACTGTCTGATGCTTCGTGTGTTTTCATGTGTAAAACAAACTGCTTGTTCCAAACTTTTAAGCCGCCGTTACCATACATTAAATTATTAATATTATTCTTTCCACACCAACTGTAGCAGTTAATATTAGGAATATCTTTTATTTCTATTTCTAAAAATTTTGGATCGATAATATTATCACCATCAACTCCGACAAACCATTCTGTATCACAAATCCTTGCGGCTTCTTTATGAGCATTATCGCTACCTTTAACTCCATGTACACGCTTTGCCCATGGAACAATATTTTTAAGTTTCGCCCAATTTTCTTCAGCATTTGGTTCGTCATAGCTGATAAAAATTATATCTGTGTCTTGTATTTTCATTCTATTACATATCCTGCTGTATCAAATATCTTTTTATAATATAAAGAAAAATTGTTATCAAATACATGTCTATAATCTAGTTGATCAATTAAAAATGTATTTGTTTTATTTGTTTCACAACTAAAGGTTTGATATAAAAAATTTACATTATTTTTCCTTGTCAACAATATATCAAATTTTCTTTCTTGCTTATGTTTGCTATTAACTACAATATGAGGCCTAGAATTAATACTTTTAATCTTTATTGATAACGTTGGATCTATACTAGCATATCTAATTTCAACTAGTTTGTTTGAAAAATAATCTTCAACAGGTTTGGCCGGATGTTGATCAATAAGATCAAATTCTTTGTTGTTGATGTCTACTTTATACTTGTTTAAACTAAAATCTCCGTTTGACACAGAATCAAATATATGTGTATAACTTTCTGGCACAATAGCTGATGTAAAACCTTCTACATCATGTAACATTACTTTAGTGTATTGAGAAATATTTCCATTGTTATCATAAAAGATTTTATACATGTTTAATACCTTTTAAAAACAATTCTTTGTATACTTGTTGAATATTTGATATAGGAAAATCTTTTTCAGAATAATGTATAATATCATACTGAGCATAGTTTCCAATAGTTATGTTAGCACTACTATCTAAATAATATCCTAAATCACGTGATATTGACTGTAGTCCATAATCTTGTAATTCTGATTTTAGGTGTACAAATCTTGGAAAGGATAACTCTAGATAATCAATATCTAGTATATGTGATGCTATACTAAACGCTTCATCTGTTCCTATTTCTTTAGGTGAATTTTTACTCATATATAAGTTTTTAAACGTAGTTTTATTCTCTGTAATAGCATGAACTAATTTAAAAAATTTAGGTACAATTTTAGATTCTTTACTAAAATAAGTAAATCCACTGTACAGTATAGAAATGTTATTTTCTACGTATCCAGGGCGACATTTTAAATTAGTAAGTTTATCTCCATTGTATTTTAAAACATTTTTGGTAATATACAAACCGTTTGGATCACTTACAAAATAATCAACCCAATGACTAATATCTCTTGTAAAAACCATATCAACATCTAAACAAATAGTATGCTTATAAGGAGTTAGTTTATCCATATAATTGCGCTGATCCCAACCAACATAATCATCATTAAAAATAATTTTATCAAACACATATCCGCTATCAGATAAATCTTTTCTATCTGTTATCAAACAAACATTATCGTAATTTTTAGGCTGTGTTTTTTTAATACTACTTGCTAGTACATGTGCCATTCTGTGATAAAGATTATCTTTATCATTGTTTACTATCAAAAGGTAACCAAAATTTTTCATGCTAGTTCCTTTTCAAAATCTAAAATAGTTTGTTTGTTAAAAAAATGTAAATCTGTATTTTTAAAAACAGACGGTTTGTGATTGACTGAACAAACAAACCGTTCTCCATCTATACTAATAATTTCGTCTGTAGGAAGTTCAAGAAAGTTTATTTTAGGCAATGAATTTGATTTTGTTAAACCTTTTACTATATGCTCTGCTATTGTAAAAGAATAATCATTTCTGTAATTACTAGCATTGAACTTATAAAAATCTCTGTAAAAATTATAATTCTCTTTGATTAACTTTGCTTGATTAAAAATAGATTCTGCTATATTATCTTTTTTAAAATACAGTGTTGTTGCCCATTTCATATTTAGACCAAGCATTTTAATTTCAGAGTATTCATAATCATGTATATTATAAACTCCTTCTGCCATTAAAAAACTTTCATCATTATTAAAATATTGATCTAATATATTGCTACAAACAATATAGTCTACATCTAAAACTATTGTCTCATCAAACGGAGATAGTCTAAAACTATCTAATCTTGAAATATTATGAAAAGATTGAATAACACCATTTAAATTTCTAGTATTTGATTTATCAATTTTAGTGTTTATTACAAAATCAAAGTCTGGACTATCTATATTAATATCAGTAACTAACGCAACTGGTTTTGTATAGTGCTTTTTAATTCGTTTCGCACAAATACTTGCCAATTTAACATAATCAATAACATCGTTATTGTGAGCAAATAAAAGGAATCCTTTTGACATTATACCTCCAAGTTAAGGTATCTAGCGGTACTATTTTTTAAAATATTAAGTTCTTTAATATCATTATGATAAATGTCAAGAGCTGTGTAGTATTTGTCTTGAACAGCTTCAAGCAAACTTCTTACTTCTTTTATTAGAATGGGATTTTGATTAGAATCTAATAATATTGTTTCGGTTTGACGACCGCTTTGTAAAAGGTAATTTAGATATAAGATTAGGGTCGAGTCTACTTTAAATAAACCACCTTCATAACCCAAAATAGAGTTAGCTTCAAACTTTTCCTTTGCTCGAATTTTTTGAAAATTCAAAGTTCTAAGTTTATCAGACGTATCAATAATTTTTTGGATTGATTCTTTATTCATAACTTATTCCTAGCATATACTATTAGTTATGCTAAAAATATGCTACTATTATGATATTTGGTTCTTACCAACCGTTAGTGATTGAGATAGTATAGTTGCTTGGAGCTGATGCTAGTGGAACCGAACCTACTGAGTATCTGAAACTTAACTCAAAGTTTCTATCAACATCTACTGTAGAAGCGTATGCGTTAGTTGATGAAGTATCTGTAAGTGTTATTCTAAAGAATAGATTTTTTTGATTAACTGTTTGTTTCATTTCAACATTAACAGAGTGATCATCATAAGCACTGCCATAAGCAGTAACCGCAGTACCTGAAACTTGGAAAATACTTGAGTATACACCAATAGAATCAAATGCCCCTGATGTAGAAATATTTCTAGAGTCGCCTGCTAGTCCCATTTGTGTTTTACCTTTGGCTCCGACCCATAAAGGAAAGACTTTTTTCAATAAATCTCTCCAGTGTCTGTTTAGATTAAACACATTATCATTATTAGCATTACCTACCACACTGTTGTCTAAATTAATCATATCAAGTTTTAATAGTCCGCCGGTGTTAAAGTACTGTACAAAATCATATCCGTCTGATCCTGACCATGTGATACCAATTTCAAAATCACTTACTCCGTTCCAGCCGCCGGTATTGATAGCACTTCCTGGTAAAGAAGGTTGTACAGTTGTAAATTCGTTGTTAATAAACTTATAAGCGTCAACATTGTTAGAAATATTATAATAAGGATCAAATACACTATGATAGATAATATCCCCTCTGACAGGAGTAGCAAGATCTGTTGCTTCGCCGCCTGGTAAAAAATTACCTGGTCCTGGAGGTGCTCCGGTAATATGCTGTACTACTTTTGCTAAATCTGCTCTTAGATTAACAAATTGATTAGCACTAATATAATATTGTACAGCTTCAGCTGTATCACCAATCTGCCAAGGTGTAAATCCAAAAGTACTGAAATCTATAATTACTCTTGTGCTATCAAGGACTGAGTTTACTGTAGCAAAATTATTTGCTATTGATAATCCGCCCCATGAATTGCTAAAACTTGTAAAGAATATAACTTCACCTGTAACTAAGTGGTGGGCACTATCAAAAGTTACTTGTGCTTGTGCTTCTGATGTAATTTGTGTAATATTTCTTGAAAAAGGATAAGGTCTGCTTGATAGAGATGCTGTAGGAAGACCGTACCCTGTGCCTTCAACATATACTCCAGGTGAGCCGGCAAATTCTTGAAGGGGTCCTAACTGAGCATAAACAATACTCTGTATTGCGTCCCAGTCCGAATAAAGTATTGGATCAAATTGTGCTGGCATTCTAATTCCTCGTTATATACGTATATTTATACTTTAAGTACACACTCAATTAATTTTTCATTTTCATTAGAATCACTTTCTAATGCTATGCCTACCATTTGATAATGTAATAATACTGAAGAATATTTTGCTACGCCGTTGCCTGCTACGTAAACAGGTTGACCTTTTGAAATTGGACCAACTACACGTACAGGTACCCGTCCTTTCAAACCAATTGCTTGACCATCAATATCACTGTTCATTAAGTAAGCCGGTTCTGCTGATATTACTCCTATCGGAAAACCAGCACCATTACACGACTCTGCTTCATGTGATTCTTTTCCTATCATCATTACAGTTCCAATAGGATACTCTTGATCGGTAGTATACTTTTCTGCTAAATCAGCATATCTAGCTGATGTTGCTGTACCATTAAAAAATCTAGCGTCTACATCGCCGCCACCGCTACGTAAAACAATAGTGTCAGGTGTTTTATTAACATCTAATATTTTACCATTAACACTTTGCGAATCAGTTGATTGTCCATCAAACAATACAGCACTAATAGTTCCTGTAGCTGATCTAATAGGAATAGTAGCTGTACCAGGAGTATGTGTACTGCTTGGATCTAAACTTGTTAACTTATTTGACGTAACTGATTGTGCCGCTAATCCATCTAACGATCCTACAAATTGTCCTGTAAATTTTTGTGCTGAAAATTCTCTAGTCGCTTGATCAAAAATCTTAATTGTTGTAGTAGGACTAGTCTGAGCGTATATGTCACCTGTTACATCTCCTATAACATTGCCGTGTACATCGCCAACTAACTCACCTTTTAAATTTTCTGACCAAATATTTTTAAATTTACGTGATTCCAAACCTAAGTTAACTACCCCGGTTGCTCCAGGATATATAGTATTGAAACTATCTGTATCACTAACAAATGCTTGTTCTCTACTAAATGTTAAAAAGTCTAATTTATCAGTTGAATTACTTGGATTGCTTGACGAAATTACAATTTTACCATTAACTTGATTTTCAAGTGCTGGATTTTGATCACTGTTAATATAAATTTTAAGTGCTTTAACTGGATTACCAACAGTAAAGCCAACATCAGCAAATGATTGTTGTGTTATAAATCCTTCTGTACCGTCTGTTCTAACAAAACGTGTTTGATCTAGCCCGCCTAATTTTTCTGCGTTACTTGCTGTACCGAAAAATCTAAATCCAGCACTATCACTAATACCAGTTGTGCCATTAACACTGTTTAGTGTAATACCTTTTTTGATTTGACGACCTGTTTCACTGAAACCAGCTAGTGTATTATCATTACTAAGGGTAAAATCATCATCATTACTAAACACTGCTGTTGTAATACCACCAACAACTGCTCTAAGTATTACATGCGAAGTGTTATTATTGTCTTTAACAACCTCTGTAACAATCTGTGAAGTACCAAAACCAGGTGCGCTTTGTGGACCAATTAAAACAAAATTTGATCCATTCCAAGCACTTAACTGATTAGTTTGACTATCAAACCAAAGATCGCCTTGTGATAAACCAACTGGCGGACTAGCTCCAATTTCAGCTCCGCTGGCGGTTCTAAATCGCTGTCCATCGTAGAATTTTAATTTTAAACTGTTAGTGTCAAACCAAACTTGTCCTTGAATTGGCTTTTCTGGTTGTACACTGTTTGAAAAACTTTCAAGTAGATGTAAAAAGTTTTCATTTTGAACTTCACCATAGCCGCTATAGTTTCTTCCAACTAATTTAATATCAGTTGTAGTGTCAATAGTACCGTCTGCTACGCTTACTAAAAATGTTCCGTTATATTTGTCTACTTGATATGCCATGTTTTTCCCGCTCTATACGTATTTATTCAAACGTCTTTAACGCTTCAGCTTGTGCTTTATCATCATCTGTTGACACAAATGTATAAGCATCGCTGTTTGTTGAGTACGCTGTTATTTTTTCATCTAAATTAGCTTTTGCAGCATCAATAAACGCTTTCATTGCCGTAAATTCTGGAGTGTTAGGCACATCAGATGCGTCTAACATTTCAATAATAATGTTAAGTTGTTTATGAATAGGATATTCTTGAAGTATCTTGATATTAGTATTATACTTAAGAGTTGATTCGTTTACAACTGGCTTGTCACTTTTGCTTTGAACACTACCAGTATCGTGGTCACCATGCCAATAATCACCATTTTCGTTATCCATTTCAACTACTTTAATTTGAAACTTTTCAGTATCAATATAGTCTGTACTTTGATCTTTATCCATCATGGCAACGAGAACACCATTGGACTTCATAAAGATTAATTTTTTAGTTTCTATCGCCATATTATGCTCCCCATGCCAGTACTAAACTGTACTTTGGTCTTTCGTCTTGTCCTATTTCTGTTACCTCATGTTCTAAATCAATTGGCATATCAACAACTGCTCCTGGTTTTTCGTCAATTAAGTAACTGTTGCCTTCTTTATCGTACCATTTGAAATGAGGTTTGTCACTTTGTAAGAATATCAATTTAAATTTCCAATAACTTCCGATTGAATCTTTATGGCGTGGTAGATAGTCACCAGGATCATACCTATTAAGAGTAACACTCTCAACAAATGTTCTATCTTCTGGAATGGTTTTCCAAATAGTATCAAGTAAATCTTCTGGCATGTTTATATGAAACATACTTTTCATATTACTTTTTCCATACTTAGTTTTAAATTGAAACTTATCGCCATCAGTTCTTGTTGAAAACTTATCTGAATATTTTTCAGCTAGTTCAACTATTTCGCTTGGATTCGAACAATAATTTTCTATAAGATTAACCTGAGACATATACCCAACTATTCCCCGCTTGGTTAACTTCGTAAATTAAATTGTTATTTCTTGTAGGATCAGAAACTGTTGTAGTGATATTCACCCCACTAACAGATGTATAACCAATCCAACTAGCATAAGTTAATACTCCTGTAGATGAAACATTCTGTCTAGTACTTGCTACATGAGCTCTTGTTCCTACTTCGAAATTACTCACTGGTGCTAGTGTATTAAGCATGTTGGCAACCGATCCTGGCCCATTGGTAGTTTCGTTTAAACCTCTAGTATCTAAACTTAAGAAAATTGTTCTACTTCTAATTGCTGTGTTAACATACTGTACTGTTGCCGCATGATCATTTAGCGTAGGTTGTGCTGTAATTGTTAAATTACCAACCATAGTATCACCAGTCTTTGCTACTCTCGAAGAATCAATTACTGTAACATTTTGACTTCCATCGAACACAACTCCATTAATTTGTGGTGTTCCTGCTAGTTTTGAAGCGGTATCTGCGTTACCGTTAAAGGTACCGTACCAGTCCTTGGTGTTATTATTGTACGCAATACTGTCGTCTTGTGCGTATATATCACCTTTAACATCTCCTATAACTCTATTAACCACTGTCAAAGTGTCTGTGCTTACATTTGTTATTGTAGCATTTGTACCGGTAAAAGTTTTAGTGCTGGCTTCATAAACATAATTGTTAGCACTATCTAAAATATTTCCTTTTAGGTCTCCAATCAATGTACCATTTAGCTCGTTGGTTAGTTTGTTAACCATTGTTAAACCACTATCACTAACTACATTACCATTAAGAGTACCTTCAATTGTATCAGCATACATTTCTCTTGAATGTATTTCTCTGTATCGTTGTCCTGAAGAACCAATGTTAAATCTATTACTTGTACCTGGTAAAAATCCTACATTTGAAAATATAGCAATGTCATCATTTACATTGCCTGTCTTTACTCTTACTCTAACGGTATTACCTAAAGAATTTTCAATAACTGCTTCGTCACCGTTGTCAATAGCAATTCTTAAATCGCCATCTGTACCAACAGTTAAGCCAGCATCATCATAAGTTGATCCGCCTGGTGCTCTTAGTACGAAGTTATTAATATCTAAACCAGTAAATCTTAAAGTGTCTCCGGCTGTTCCCCAGAATCTATGATCACCTGTTGTAACACCGTCTGATCCAGTATTAACTAATGTAATACCTTTCTTAATATTTGTAAACCCTGTAATACTTTCAATAGTTCCAATAACAAAATCATCATCGGATATAACACCAATTACTGTATTATCAACTACAAGTTTTACAATAGCATGAGCAATGTTACTATCATCACGAATTACAGCAGAAGTTAATTTTGTTTCAGAAAACCCTGTTGCTCTTTCTGGACCAATTAATTCAAAATCAGATCCATTCCAAACACTAATCTGTCCAGCAGTTGAGTTATACCAAAAGTTTCCAACATCTTTATTTTGTAGTCCAGTTGGAGGTATACTGCTTACATCAGCAATAGCAAGTCCTCTCCACTGATTATCTGTACTTCTAAATTTAATTTTGTTATTTAGATCGTCATACCAAATTTGTCCAGGTATGCTTTTTCTTGGTTGAGTATCACCTCTAAAACTTTCGAGCAAGTGTAAGAAATTTTCATTTAGGATTTCGCCATATCCTGCGTAATTTTTACCTACAAATCTTAAGTCAGTTGATGATGTATCGACTGTTTGATCAGGTACTGTTGTTTGTAGTACACCGTTGTATCTGTTTACGTTATATGGCATCCTTCGCTCCGTTACCTAATTGCCTTTGCGGCGTCTTCTCTTTGTATTTCTAAAGAAACATATTGTTCTTCAGTTAAACTAGTTGTAATACCTAACTTCTGTTCTCTAATGTGTCTAAGAACTTTCCAGTCAGTACTACGTAAAAATTCTAAGTTTTCAATATTTGCTTCAGCATCTGCTTTTTCTTGTAGTTCTTCAGCGGATTTTGATGTTACTGATTTTGTATCAACATTAAAGTAATGGTTACCTGCTTCTAATAATTTCATATTATCATCTGAAATTTCAACCACTTCAATACTGCTAGGCACATTTGGCCTGTAATTTAATATTGATGTTACTTCACTATTTTCTATACAAACGTAATACATATTAACTCCAAATCGCCAACCAGTTTGCGGCTGGTGTACTTCTCTGTTCTGTGTTTTGTACATAAACTCTAATTCTATCTCCTAGATTAGACCATATACATCTTAAACTATCGTTACCATCAACACCGCCGGCATAATGAATTACAGCAATACTAGGTATAAATGCTATAAGATCTGCCATTGTTTTACCTGCGGGAGGAAATACATCAAAATTATTTCTACTGTTGTTGAAACTTCCTACTTGATTTGTAAAACCAGTTGTGCTATACTGTGTATTGCCATACGTAATTGTATAAGCAGGAGGTAGTTGAGCTAGTACGCTTTGTTCCGTTGCTGTATCTCTAGCATCTACATACTGTTTTGTTGCGGCTTGTAAACTTTGTGTAGGATCTTGATGTAATAATAGTGTACCTAACAATATTCCGCCGGAAAGCGGAAGTTTAGTTAGATCTTGAATTGTAATTGGACCACTACCATCAAACGGTACATTATTAATAGTTGTTGGTGCTGTAAGTTTATTAGCACTTGAAGCATTTCCATTTAATGTTCCATTGAATGTTCTTGTAACTTCATCATAAGCAACACTTGTATCTGTGTTTTGTATACTTCCTACTAATGTACCAGTTACATTACCTGTTACAAAACCTGTTACGTTACCTGAAACATTACCTGTTACATTTCCAACTACTGGTCCTGTATGTGTTCCTGTTACATTTCCTGTTACATTCCCAACTAATGGTCCTGTATGTGTTCCTGTTGAATTACCGTTTAAATCTGCTGTAATTGTATTTGCTCTAAAATTGCCTGCGCTATCTCTTGAAACAACAGTATCGCTTACATCATTCGCTGTAGCATTAACTGACCATGTGGTAGAATTTGTACCATCAAAGTTGTTTCCTGTTAAGAATGTTCCAGCAATTAAAGGATTGGTAGTACTTGATGTAACTGTAATATTTTGACTTCCATCAAATGCTACTCCGTTAATATTTCTCGGAGTTTGAAGTGCAGTTGCTGTATCGGCATTACCGTGTAATGCTCCTTTTAGGTAAGTAGCAGAATTTAAATTTATTCCTGCGTCTAAATTTGTAAATCCTGGAATGTTGTTTACAGTATATGGACTATCTGTTACAATAGCAATAGTGGTTCCATTCACTGTTATTCTAATAGCAGGATGTGTAGCACCTTGATCGTCTGTTAGTTCAGCACTAATAGCTCTTGTAGGACCATTATATCCAGGTACATCTTCTGCTCCTACAAATACAAACTGATTACCATCATATACATGAAACTTTTTAGTACCTGATTCTAACCAAGTATCGCCTGTTGAGGGTGAAGTTGGAGCGGTCGCAGTTACTTCTGTTCCGCCTACCAATAACCATTTAGTACTATCGTAAACTTTAATTCTATCAACATTAGAATCATACCAAAGTTGACCTTTAATAGCTTTTGGCGGAGCACCAACTCCAGCAAAATTTTCTAACATCCATAATGCGTTCTCGTTTTGAATTTCACCATAGCCAGCAAAATTTTTACCAACAAGTCCGATACTTGTAGTAGAGTCTAATGTACCATCTTGTAGTACTACTAATTGATCTCCGTTAAATTTGTTTATCTGGTATGGCATGTTTTCTCTTCCATTATATCATATTTACCGTATTATGGCCTAATAAAGTTTACTAGTCCTGTTAAAGGATCTGTTGGGTTTGTTTGGTCTTCAACTAATCCGCCTCCAGGCGCAACTACCCAAGCAGTTTTACCTGTGTTTAACTCATATGTTGTTATACCTCTAATAGGATACAATCTAGGAGGTCTCTTAGCACCTATTGTATCAGCGTCTACTTCTCTAATTACACCAAACGTTCCTGTTGGTCCGCTAGGTGTTTCGCTACCAACAACATCATACAGCGAAGTAGTTGTTAATGTAGGAGATACTGAATCAATATTGCTTAATACATATCTTACCGTGCTAATACGTATTCTAGTTCCTGCTTCATATTCTGCTGGAGGACAAATTCTTAAAAGTTCAGTAGCAATTTCATTTGCTGTCATTGGGTTTTCTTCGTTTGGATAGTAACCCGTAATATCCATTGAAAACGGAATACTTCTTTTTCTTACATAATTTGTCACATAAGATTTAGTGGTTGCTTCAGACCTTTCTGTAACACTTAAATTATCAAATGCTTCTGCTGTTTGATTAATATTAGTTTCATTAGTTGTAGCAAGTCCTGTAATTTTAGGATTTGGTGTTCCTACTAATACAATGTTACCTCTCGGTTCAATCTTAATGTCTGTTGGGTTAGCTGGATCTCCATTTGAGTAAGGAGCACTAACACCGTTGTTGCTAATAATATTATCGTTAACTGTAATATTATCAACATTCATTTCAATTTGATTACCAAAAGAGGTTAAACCTGGAGCACTGTTAACAATCGCGGCAAGTTCTACACCGTTACCTGTATCATATAAAACATTTGCTCCGTTGATTTGATATCCTTTTAACGCAGGAATACTAATATTTTCTGAAAATTGCCACGTGTCTGTAGCATTATCCCAAGTAATAGTGTGATCGGTATTTCCTTTTAGTGCTATACCTCCACCGTCGGCTAATAAGTCTGTGGCCGATCCCGAACTCGGTACTGCTAGTTCAATTAACTTATCTTCAACTTGAACGTTCTGTGATTGGATTTCTAAAACAGATCCTGCTACAGTAAAGTCTCCGTCTACAACAAGACTTCCTCCAATTTTAACAATGCTGTTTGGTAGTTGATCGTTAAGTTTAATTGAATCTTTGTTTTGCTCAGTAGGATCGTTTGGAGTTACAACAATAAAGTTAACGTTGGCTCCATTCCTTCTGCCTCTTACTGTAATTTTTTGATTGTTTGTTGTGTTCAATAAGAACAAATCGCCAGCACCTTCTGAACCTAGCTGTCCATTAGTTGCTTCGCCGAATCTTAATCCGCCTGCTGTTTGAATAGTAAGCTCTTCTGTAAAAACATTTGCTTGATCTTTTTTAGCAAAAATATCAGAACTTAAACCACCTAGTGCTTCTGCGTTAGTTGCTACACCTAAAAACTTGTGAGTTTGTTTGATTGGGTTGTAACCAATCTTTACAGATGCTTGATCAAAATTTGGAATAGCAACACGTGGCGAAAATTCTTGTTTACTATAAAATCCTACTCTATCTCCGCCTACATAAACTGTTGAGATAGTTCTATTGTTTCCGTTTGAATCTTCTATATCCTCTACAACTACACCACTTACTCCTTGAGAAATTTTGTAGTCAGGACCAATTAAATAATCTGCTGTTCCATCATAAAAATACAGTTGTCTTGAAACGATGTTAAACCAAAAATCTCCTGAACTAATATCTAAGGGTCTTTCTGTTGCTAAAGCAGATGTTCCAACAGACTTCCATTCATTTCCGGAATAAACTTTTATTCTATTTTCTGTAATGTCATACCATAGCTGACCAGTTAGAGGAGCAGAAGGCTGAGAATCACCAGCAAAGTTTTCAAGCATTTTAACAAGATTTTCATTAATGTATTCACCGTATCCACTAAAGTTTTTTCCAACTAGTGTAATATCAGTTGATGCTTGATCTATTTGCCCGTCGGATACTGTTGCTATTGCTGTTCCGTCTGTTCTATTAATTGTATATGCCATTTATACTTTGCTCCGTTAAACTCGTGGTAGACCACTTCTAATAATATAGTTCATTGTAATATATGGATTCATTACTCCAAACGGTCTTCCAACAAGTGAATCTGGTTGTCCAGGTGTTCGTTTGTTTTCATTTGCAATTCTAACTAAACCACTTGATCCCATTTTTTGACCACCGTTAGTAACTGTGCCTGATTTTAATCTTGTATTTGCTATACCTGTACCACCAATTTGTGTAGTTGGGGCAAAATCGTTTGGTGTAGTTGAAACTTCATTTATAGCGTAAAACTGTGATCCACTTACTGTATTTGTACCAGTACGACCTTTCATATCGTGATCGTGATCTGGAATATTATATTGTTCAATTACGTAAGCATCATCACCACTATAAGCACCTAATAAACTTGCTTCAGCTTGATCTACTCTTGGTGTAGATAGATCTTGAATAGCATCATACTGCCCTGTTGGATGCGGAATTTTTTGTCCGCTATTCATGTTCTGTTTACCTAATGGAAAACGTCCTCTTAAATCTGGTACTCTGAATGACGGTTGAATTGTACTATCGATTGTTGACTGTAAACTGCCTTTTCCTTGTACATCATTATAGGTGTCACCAATTACTGTGTACAGATCTCTAAATCTATATTGTTCGTATTCTGTACCATCACATAACAAGTAACCGTCTGGTATATTTGTTTGATCGCCAGCGTAAGGAATTACTGTTCCGATAGGAACACTAGCATCCCCTAAGAAAACTTCTCGTGTTGCTTTTCTTAGTCCGCCTGTTCTACTGTAAAATAAAATTTCGTCATTTAAACTAACACTACCTGCGCTAGGTTTAGTCGAAATAATATCTGATGTAAGTTCTGTTTGGAATGTTTTATTTAGGTTTCCTGTACCATTAAAGGATATGACGTTTGAAGAAACATCACCTTCCATCTTAAAGTTTGTGGCAGATTTCAAGGATGTTGCTGAGTTAGAGTTACCGTCAATATCTCCACTTAATGTGCCTTCAACTGTATTAGCAATAATCTTATTAGCATAAATTGAGCTATATTTGTTATTAGCTTCGCCGATTGTTTCAGATCCAGTTAATGGTTTAATAGACTTGGTAATTAATGATCCAGAAGATAATGTTATATCTCCTCCAACATTAATATTTTTTGCTACACTTAGGCCGCCCTCTGTTCTAATACTACCGCTTTGTAAATTTGTACTTTGAGTTTCAGATGTAATAATTAAATCACCTGTAGATTTAACAGTACCAACAATGTCAAGCGTTTCACTTGGATTTAGATTATTAATACCTACTTTAGTTTCAATAACTCTTAGTACTGTAGACGGAACACCAAACGATCCTGTTCTACTTGACTGTAAATCAATACTTGCTCCAGGTGTACTATTATAGATAACAGCGTTAGCATTTTGAACACGAACGTTCATGTTGCCATTTGTTCCTACAAACAAGCCAGCATCGTCTCTAATGTTAAATTGTTTTTGGATTGTACCAATTACATCTGTTCTAATAAAACTAGTTGAAGGAATTGTATCGCCGCCTACAACTAAACCTTCGGCCGCCGAAGCTGTTCCAATAAGTTTTGGAAATACTTGTTCTTCTGAAATATCTGTTCTAGTTGTAATATTAATACCAGCTTCAATGCTGTTGAATCCTTGGATTACAACTTTTGGTGTGAAACTGTCTTTGGAAATAATAGTTACTGGAATATCCTGAGAATAAAATATAATAACTGTTCTAGAAATATTATCAATATCAAACAAGTTTTCAACTAACGGTCCTGATTTAGTTCCTTCACTAAACTGTGGTCCTACTAAGACCCAAGTAACCCCAGACCATAGATATAATTGCTGTGTTGATGTATTGACCCATAAATCGCCAAGTGCGGCACCTTGTGGTTCATCTACACCTGTTCTAATATTTGATGTTGTTTTCCAACTTATACCGTCGTATACAAAAAGTTTATTTTCAACGCTGTTGTACCAAAGTTGTCCAATTACTGCTTGTGAAGTACTAGGTGCTACATCACTAGCAAAATTTTCTAGTAGATGTAAAAAGTTTTCAGCAATAATTTTACCGTAACCAGTTTGGTTACGACCGGGAATAGTTACACTTGTATCAACATTTGAAGTATTATCAAATATCTCTAATGGTTCTGGATGGAGTGTATCATCTGTAAAATAAACTTTATACGACATTATTATACCTCAGTAAATCCAGTTAGACTCTGTATTCTAACTGTGTAATCAATTTGTATCAATCTGTTCAATGATTTTTGAACAGGGTGAAATACAACATGTGTTAACAACTTTCCTGTTGATGCTTTTAAACCAAGTTCATCGAATACATATTCACCATCCATATCTACTGAATTATCAAATGCTTCTTGGCCTTCTGGCTCACCATAATCTAACAAACAACTTACAACAACATCACTATATGTTGCTCCAGTGACATGACGGACTTCCATTTTATTTCTAGTGTTGTCAGTATTTGTGGCAGAATTTTGATCAACAACTTTAGTATATGTTTGATTGTACAAACTGCTGTCTGTACCATTCGTATTTGGTGTTAGATATGTAATGAGTCCTGTGGGATCAACTACTGTTCCTCCATTACCAAAGCTCATTTCTGAAATCCATCCAACGCCTTGATTTGACAAACTTTGTGCCATTGCTACACTAATGTTTTCATAGTGAATAGCATTGCGTTTATCTACATAAACTTCTTTAGTTTCAGGGTCAAATATCTTAATGTGCCCTTCAATATGAAACCCG